CTTCCATTGGCAGGATTAGTACCCCAAACTATTGCTGGAGCTCCGTCAATCTTCGCTGAAATGTTACTCTCAACGACAAACCAATCCAGAACGGATAAATCACCTGTAAGAATTGAATCTTCGGGGTGTTCGATGTGAGTGTTTTTCATACTTATAGTATAGCAATAAAAAAGCACCCATGCAAGGGTGCTTGTGACACTTTTTGAACTGGTTTAGTTAAATGCTCTGTTATAAGAATCTTTAACATAAACAGCAGTTAAGTTATATCCTTTTACCAAATCTTCCCATAGTTGTTGTGTTTCAAACTGATGAATCTGCCAACGAACTTTGAAATCAGAGATGTAATCTGCAACCTTTAAATTAGGTTGAGAAGGACGTACTTTCACAGGAGTGTCAACCTTTTTAACTTCAATTTTAGTTACTTTAGAAGCAGCTTTTCTTCTTGAAGTTGTAGTCTTTCTTGTGCGTGTCTTGCGTGGTGTTACAGGAGTAGCAGTTGTAGAAGACTTACGAGGCATAAACGTTAAATTCGTTTGGACTCCTTCATTCTACACCATTAAAGGCACTCGTCAATCCATTGTGTACCACTTTGTCATCTGGCACACCCATACGTTCCTGTATTAAGTTACCATAATCCTCATGTAATTCGCACCCTATGTAATACCTACCCAACTCTTTTGCGACCATTGCAGTTGTACCACTACCTATAAATGGGTCAAGAATAATATCATTTTCTTCTGAAGATGCAAGGATGCAAGGTGTTATTAATTCAGGTGGAAATACAGCAAAATGTGAACCTTTATAAGGTTTTGTTGAAACATTCCATACACTTCTCTTACGTCTTGTTGGTTCTTTGATAACATCTACATCAAAATAATAGTTCTGACTCTTACTCAATAAGAACATATATTCATGGGACTTAGTACATCTATCACGCACACTTTCAGGCATTGGATTAGATTTATGCCATATAATATCTTGTCTTAAGTACCACCCATCAGCCCTCAATGCAAATGCTAACATCCACGGAATACCAATAAGATCTTTCTCTTTTAGTCCCTCTAATTTATTACCTCGTCTTGCACATTTCTCTGGTAAGTCTTGCTTACTCTTACTAACGGATTGTTGTACTAATGCCTGACCTTTTCCAGGTCTATAGTTATAGTAACTGTCACCAATATTCACCCACAATGTACCATCATCACTCAAACAGTTTCTAACACTGCGGAATATATCCACGAGGTTTTGAATATACTCTTCTGGTGTATCTTCTTGTCCTATTTGATTACTTTCATCACCATAATTTCTCAAACCATAATAAGGTGGAGATGTTACGCACATCCTCACCTTTTCATCAATTTGTGATAGTGTCTCACGACAATCACCAAATAAAATAGTATCTTTCATCAATAATCAGAGGGCCTACCATCTTGTGATTTGTACATATCAACACTTGCTTGTTCTCTCCTATTCTTTACATATTCTAACTCATGCCAACAATTTTCCACGCATAGTAATAATGTATGAATCATTCTGTGCCTCATTGGTTTACCACTTGTATACACGCATGATTGTTTTGGTTTAACACCAGTTTCAATAGTAATATATCTTGAGATAGTATTCCATCCATGTTTTACACGTTTTTCATTATCAACTGGATCACCCTTAAAGTATACCCAACCCTCTTCAATGTCTCCATTTGGTCTATTCCAAACGACGTAATCATCTACTTGAGGTTCATACATTAGCTGTCAAATCTTGGTAGACCATCATCAGGACTTCCTGCTGGCACTGCTCTTACTCTATCAGGTGCTAATCCATTATCAATATAATTGTTTATTTGAACAGTACAATCTGCTTTAATTAACGAATCTGTACTTGGATCAATACTTGTCCAACCTTCTGTGGTTAGTTCTTGTATCTTCCACCTTCTTTCTTCAGTCATTAGATAATAAACTCCGAACTAATTGTATATATTAAAATACCCTATCAGTATAACTGATAAGGCACTAAATGTCAAACAAGGAACTCAGCAAGGTAATAATCAACAGTGATTTCTAACTCAGCTGCTTCCTTTTCACATTCACTGATAAACTTCTCAATCATTTCATCAGTTTGGTTTAGATGATCTTTATTCACGAAGATACCTCCTCACCTGATTTGTTAAATGATTTCTCTAACATTGGCACGTAAAGTTCGCCATCATCTTTTAACATAGAGAGCATATTATTGAACCACTCATTGTTAACGTGATGCTCTTCAAACGTCAACCCTTTGATGTAAGATTGACTCCATTCGTGATGGTATGCCATTGATAAAGTAATAAAAAGGCTAGCGGATGTAAGTTCTTTCTTGGGTTGCGATCCCAGAGGCACATCCATCTCCTCGTTTCTGTGTGTTGTGTGTTGTGAGAGGTGGGTCACAGATCGATCTGACCAGCATTGCTGGCGTTACCCTGTAGTATCCCTCTCAACATTTATATAATATTACATTCACGAGGTAAAGTCAAGCAACAGTGGACAGTTCCCGAAGTGCCACCATCTTTGTAAATAATCCTTCCATATTATAAAACAACTGAAAATTCTCTGTTGTGACGTAATGCCCTTTAATGTCATTACCATCACAGTGCCAGCCATATGCCTTAACCCTTTCTTCAACGCCATCTATTCTCATCTTTTTACTGCCGTCTAGGTAAGAATGGTAACGCTCGTCTAGGTTAATCATAGTTTTACGGTGGTATGTGTGGATATTATAACATAATATATGTAATATATCTATGACTTTAATAATCTCTTTATAGTCATGTCACACTATTTAATAAAATCTATCTCCATTGTAATCTCTTCCTACTTCTACTTCCACAGTATCAAATATTCTATTTAATGAACGAGCAAACATTCTGTAACCCGAACCAACATATAATTGGCCTGCTACCACAGAGAATGTTGCAATACCCCAGAATAGATAATAAAATCTGGACTTGACTTGATTCCTTACTTTCTCTTTACTAATCATAATTAATACTCCCTTTTGTCTGCATAATAATCACCCAATGCTCCACTCATTAAAGTTTCACTAATCTCACCATTGGGTGTGGTGATTGTAGGTTCTACATGGTCATTCTTCTCTCCAAACTTTAATGATGTAGTATGAGGATTAGGTAACTGTCTTACCATTTCAATTACTTGCTCCCTTATCTCCATCAATTCGTGATAACATTGTTGGTTATGAGAACATCCCCTCAATCTATCATCAGGTTTATGTAAAGACTCCAACATAAGAGTCTTTCCACGTTCCCACTTTTCTTGTTTAGTTTCACTCATTTGATGATCTCCCAATCTGTGTCGTCACTCTCCATAATAGAGAATAGATAACGACCTGAAATAGATGATAGAAATACTCTACCATCCTCACGTTTATCTATCCTACATGAATGTAACCTATCCATCTTATTTACGAAGCGAGAGTTAGCCTCTTTAGATTTAGGTTTGACGTAGAGAAATTCAGATTTCATTGAAAGGTTTGAATTAACGATAGTATAACATAAAAAAAGAGGGATGTAAATCCCCCTTGTGCCAATTAAGAATTGGATGTGATTAATTAAAATTCTTTACATGAACTTTAATATACTTCTCAAGATATTCCCTATCAACTGACTCAGTTTTCTTCTTACCCATACTTGGATTTGCTAGTGCATAAACAGCATCAACAAACCTAGAACTTTGAATTGAGAAGAATGGTGAATCACGTTGACCACTCTCTATCAAACAAGTATTAACGTGATCGGCAACCTTAACAAGATGCTGCCAAGGCTTCTTATCAATAGTTGTGCCACCTAAGTATGTTTTCTGCGTTTTCTTTGTAAAAAAGTCTTCAATATGGTCTAGGATATCAAAATGATAACCCAATCCTCCCATTGCATCATCAAGTAATGGATGCAAACGCTTTTCAAAATTGTAAAAAGCCCTTATAAGATAAACAGAGAGTTCTTTTTTAGGTGCTTCCCTTTCCCAATCAAGAGTATTGCAAAGAGTTTGAACAATACCACGAAGTTCATCTAGTGCATCATCATTAGTAGCATACTGAATAACTTTAGTCAGTTGTGATACTTTAGTGCAACAGAATTGAGCTTCTTGAATATAAGGGAATGGAAACGCATAAGGTTGCCAAGTTAAACCAGTAATAGATTCATAGAATGATTTTGTGGCAACGGCAGTTGGTATGGGAATAGCACATTGATGAAGAAGATTTTCCCACTCTTTATTACCATTTATACCCTTAACTTCGGAGTAAAAGAGTTTAGACTTAAGATTATTACGATCTTGTTCAGTTACTTTTGATTGAAAAGCAACCAACCTTAAACGTAAGATATAAGACTTTTCTTCTTCTTTGACAACAGCAATCGCAGCGACTTGAGCTGTGAGATGTTGCTTTTTGATGATGTCACATAAATCTGTTTTCTCATCATAATGTGCAACTGGAAATTCTGATTGACTAAAATCAACCACATGACCAAAGAGATTAAAGTTCTGAACACAGAACTCAGGACGCACCAAACGGATCTGTCCTTGCTTATAGTTTAGTTTAGATACAGGAACATCCACGAGGTATGTAACTTGCTCATCATCTTGAGAAGCCCTTAGTGCTTTAAACTGTTCAAAAGTTAAGCACTCTTTAGTACCTACTGGATGGACGACGGATGCCCTATCAATATTATCTTTAACCGTTTTAAGTAAATTTTTGAATTTGGTTCCTTTAACCAAATCGGTTGCCAAGACAGCAGTTAAGTTGTCTGCACCTTTTTGTCCCACCGCTAATGGTGGCTTAGACGTTGTAGTCATTTGGGGTAAATGTGTAAGAACAATTTGAAAGTTGTAAAACCAACTCTGACATACATCAGAGTGGTATGATACTATTTAGTAATAGTATCACTAATCAAACGATCTTTCAATACTCGTTTCATTAGTTTGAGAGAAACCTGTTGTGGTCGTTGTTTCCAACCATACCACTTCGATTTCTTTCCTGTATTATAGGGTGGAGTTTGTCCCTTGTCAAGGTATTGGTGTGCAGTACAGTCATAAACCTTAACATTGTCTTGTAACCACCAGTGCTTTTCACCCCGATAGTCTTCTCCACTCATGGGAGTAAGTATATCACAATCCATCAGATAATACAAGGCTTGGGATGAATGATAACAATGACCATAATATTTGTTAGTTAATAGATCACTAGGATACATTAACGACTTCCTCCCTTTAAGTAGATCGGGTGTAAGATTATCTTGAATCAATCCTATCACCAGATCTACTTGAGAGTATGGATATGGATCAAATGTAAGAGTTCTAGTCTCACATATCTCCTTATCTTTATATTTGTGTCTTTGTGTATTCTTCATATAATA